GTGTTCATATACTAACAATCCTTTATGATTATTAACTAATGGATCTTCAAATACAAGGTTTCTAAGTTTAGTTACACTTATCAAGGTGTCAACAGATCCTAAGAACTCACACTCAAACTCAACTTTAAACTGTTGTTCTGATGTGTTCTTTATAGTTTGTTCTTTCCATGCCTCATCTCTACCTGGCACTTCTGACCAATGCACCTCAGTAGCAGTATACTCATTCTTACCCCTCTGTGCATCATGCCAATACCTATAGAAATGATTCATACCACATGGGGTAGAAACCATTATGACTTTTGTGGATTTACCAGAAGTGATAGTAGGATATACTGAGCTGAAGAATGCCTCAGCAATATGATTAGGAACAAAGGCAAACTCATCCAGAAAAATAATGTTGAAAGACATACCTCTAACTGCAGATGCAGAGGTAGATGCTGCCAGTATTTTAGATCCATTTTCTAACTCCATTGATCCTTTATTCCATGACAATATACCTTGCTGCATCCACTTAGGTAAATTCTCATAGGCAGTTTGTAATCTACCTAATAATTCCCTAGCAGTTGCTGCTTTGTTTGCCAGAATACCTACATTAACACTATCATTAAAAACGATATAATGCAACAGGTAAGCAACACATGTGGTTGACTTACCAGTTTGTCTAGGCATTTTACATATATTAAATCTATTCTCGTGAAAATTTTTAATTAGTTCCTCTTGGAAGTCCCACATTTTAAAATGCACAAGACCTTCATCAAGAGAAACTATCTTGATATAATTTTTGGCAAAGTATATTGGATCTTTTTTACACTTGATAAACTCTTGAACCTGTTTTGCACTGAACTCAGTTCGTGTATTTGCTTTTTTTAGATTCGGGTTACCAAGATATATGTCTTGTTCAGCCATATAATTATTTAGATCATTGACATTGCATGATGCAATTCGTGTGCATGTTTTAATTCGTCCTCTGCTATTTCTGCTATCTTTTTATCCTCTGGATGATATGCCAAGTATTTTACATATGTCTCATAAGCATGCTTTTCAATCTTCATGTTAATATCATATGCATCTAAGGGACTAGCAAAATAATATGCAACCATAATCCAATAATAAAGGAGAACTAAGTGTTTAGCAAAAAATCTGTCTATCCAATACTTGTTACCTTCTCTGAGTTCCATCTCTTCAAGATGCTCAGTTTCATTCAATGCTTGATAGAAATGTTCTTTCATCAAGTATATGTGGTCTGCTCCTCTGAGTCCTAATGACTCACGAAAATGTAGAACAGATATGAAAGAGAAGTATGGTGCTCTAGCAATAACTTCTAGAACCCAAAATCTCTGGAAGTCTCTACCTCTGTAGAGAAAGTCTAGGATATAGATTGTAGTATCCAAGACCCATGTGTTGAATTGTTTCATATAAGTATTTATGCTTAATCTCTTTGTCTCCAATCATCTGATCTATTATCATTGCGAAACCAATCTGCTATGTCACCTGCATCTGTGAAACCCCTTTTATGTGTCCTTGAATCGGAGTCTCCTATGTTCAAGTACTTAAGAAAAGAATCGTCATCACTTGACGATAATCGTCTTGCTGACTGCAGCATACCTCTTGCTGATGTATTTGCTTTCGCCAATTTTTGTGCCCATATCATGTCGTCAATACTGACTTCTGTTCCTGCTGCAATTGATTTGCAGATGTCTACTAACCGTAGACGATATGCGGTAGATAACATAAACTAATAATAGTAATTAATTAATATTATGTATCTGTTTAATTTGCCCTCAGATTCATTGATATGGCGGTTCGCTGACCGTTTGTTAATGGAACTTCATGAGTGAGTAAAGATGGAAAAATTATTAATAAATTATTAACTGGTTTTATCTCTACATCTCCCTCAAAGATTATAGGAGAACAGTCTTTATCTACATTGGCATAATACACACATGATAGATCATTTGGAAAATGATTATGTGGTTTTGCATAATCACCTTTATTATAGCACATCATCCATAAATTGTTACATTCAAACTTTGTGTCATCTCTCATGTGAAAATAATCACGACCAACAGTTTCGCAACATTTAATAACTATAGAAACAAATGATTTTAATTTAGGGTAATCCATTGCCCACATATTACTTCTCCATGAAGATCTTACGGGAGCATTTGGTAATTGTTTATTATAATCTTCTGGATATAAATTTTTATACTCTTCTATTACCTTAGATACATTTAACTCAGGTAAATTTACTGTAAAAATTGGTAACTCTTTTTTGACAGTTACTGTGTCAATCGTATTCAATGCCATTCAATTCCGAAAAAGATTCTGTAAGTTCTCTAGTCAATTCTTTTTTTAAGTGTCTTGTATCCATTATACATGGAGTACAATACTTCATGGGGTCTGGGCAATCTTCACATGGTTTAACAGATCCAGATAATTTAATTTTAACTATCAAATCTTCTGTTACTTCAATAAACTCTACACTCCCACCATCAGCTTCTATATGCTGTTTGATAGGAGCAATAAATTCTTTTATTTTATCGGATAATTCCACTTGACTATGTATAGTACAGATTACCAGATATAGAAATTCTTTCTTCGGGACAACCGTAAAACGGATGTACAGCATGCTTCATACTTGCAGGGAAAAATAACATTTTACCCTCTTTATCAGGATCCATAAAATAAGGATAATGTTTTAACTCACCTGTAGTATTGAGATAAGTCATTTCAAAATTAGAAGCACAAGCATTTTTCATACCTCTCAAGAATCCCAAGTTATGTTGTTCTTGTGACTTTGTTGGTATCTTCATCCATATAACAAACGAGTATGCACCACCATGATCATGCATGGGATTAAACTCATGTTGCTTCTGATAATTAACCCAAAACCCATTCAGTGTCAGGTTACCATCAGATATAGTATCAGGTTTCCTAATAGTATATGGAAACTCTTCTTTATAATTTCTTACACAATCAAGTAACACATTCTTCAGAAAGTAATCATCTGTGTCTTTCAGACTTCTACTTTCTGTAATGTTACCTGCTAATGTATTTTTTACCGATGTGCCAGGAAATCTTGACTCTCTTTCAATCTTCCAGAGATAATCAATAATTTCTTGCTCCAAAGAAATTTCTAACCACCCTGATACAGGAGGAGAAACCGCATCATATTTAAACATAATAAAAAGTTAGTTTAGAAACTAGGAATGCCAAATCCTGTACCTGCAGGAGGTACTGACTTTTCTACCCCGCCACCAAGATCAGGTAATGAACCACCTAATCCACCAACACCAGGTATGCTAGGCATAACTGATTCCATAATTTTACCTTTGACACTATCTATTATAGCATCTTTTCTGATGAATACATATCCACCAAGACCGACTATTCCAAGTGCTACTGCACCTGAGAAAATAGCGATTCCATTAATAATTTTTTGCATGATTAACTTTTCTTTGGAGTTGAGGGGTTAATAACCAATGGTGCTTGTTCTAATCTAATAGTCTGTACGGGTGCTGCTTGAGTTGCTTTGTCAATCAACCTCTCCATATCTGCTTTAGATATATTACCATTAGGTCCGCTACCACCGCCAGGTGGCATCTTCATAGTTCCATCACCTTTCTTACTAGCCGTTTGAATGCCAAAACTAGCTAAAACTCCTGTAAAGACCGAAGCTATAAAAGTTGGATCTATCTTTTGTTGTGGTACACCTGGTATAGCAACATAGTTTAATGTTAGTATTCCACCAGACCATACCAAAACACCTAGACGCACAAAGGTACTAATAATAGCAGCTCGTTCATCTTCATCAGGAAGAACTTTATCCTTGATTTTACCAAGAATACCTTTCTCTTCCTTTTTTACTTCTGACATGAATTATAATTTATTCTAGCCTTATTTAGTATCTAAGAATCCTTTCTTGATGAGCTTCTGCAACTCGGCAGTGCTGCCAGTGAAAATAGCGTTATTAGTAACATTATTTGTAGTGTTGTTTTTAGTCTCGTCAATTTCTTTTACCTTTTTTTGAAGATCCATTAGTTTGTCTGCTATATCAGCAGTTGACTTCAAGACCTGACCTGCTACTTCAAATGCTCTAGGAGATCCAGATTCATTTGCTACATCCATTATACCATCTAAAGTTTCTTGCCCTTTTTCTATTAAGTTATACAACTGTGCTCTGGAGTATTCGTAGTCTTTATCTATCTCAGCACCATGATCTTTCTTTACAGGAACATCTTTATGCTTATTAAATTTTTGCACATAAGCATGATTATCAGATGTAGTATTTAATGCATCATCAATTGGTTTAGACATTAGACATCCTCCCTTCTAGTTGGACTGTAAATCTTAGAATCACTAAACATCTCAGTACTCTCACTAAATCCAAAGTCATCTGCAGGACCTGCAGTTAAAGGATCTGGTTGTACTTTGTATCTCATTTCTCTCTTAGCAGTATCTGTCTCAGTATTAGAATAGTAATCCACTTGAACTTTTTTGATTAGTCCATCTGTACTATCTGCAACAGGACCGAAGAGATAAGTTTTAGCATTAAAATTAAAAGTATACATCAAAACTCTTCTAGTTGAAAAGTCTGCTTCATACTCATCACTAAAATTAATATTTTCTAATACAACTGGTATATCTCTTTTCTCTCCAATAGAATTTACTAGGTCTATTGTAATATTAAATGCAGGTTGGAAGAATGGTAATATCTGTTCTACAATTTGTAATGCATCATCATTTAATTTTGTCATTACATTTAGTTCAAATCCTATGTTATATGGAACAGGAAGATATACTTTCTTTGCTTTAGTTGCATCTGTAGTATCAGTTGCTTTGAATGTTCTAGTAATGCTTGATTTTCTGCTAGGATCATATGACATGTTATTCATCTCAAATGACATTCTAGGTAATGTTATGGCAACTGCTTTCGATAATTCTGCTTGTTGTTCTAATTTTGCTAAAAACTTTTGTTTAGGACCGTAAGTTAAAGGGACTTTAGTTTCGCTAAGAGTTCCTCCATTCCTATCCTCATGTCTAATATGAACATCATTAAACAATGTACCGAAACCGATAATTGTTTTTCTTATAATTTCATGGTAAAAATAAGTACCTAACATTATACATCTCCAAAGGGATTAGATTCAGTGAAGTCTAAAAGTGCATCAGCAGCAGTTTCAAATTCTTCATTCATGTTGTATTCAGATCCTGCAGCATGATCACTTAAGTCATCAGTGTATGAAAGAACTTGGTATCTTGCAGATGACGCAGTACCAGTTATAAACTCTCCTGCTCTGAAATCACCAGTATTTATTGTAATTTGTAATTCTCTAGTAGTTTCGTTCCAACTTTGTACGAAAGCTTCAGTGCCAGAATCAGATCCAACTACTCTTTCATTTAAGTGATATGTTCCTATTCCTATTGCTAGAGGAGAACTAACTGTAACAGTTGGAATGCCCTCATATCCAGAACCTGCATTAGTTAAGAATATGCTAGAAAGAACAGATCCTTGTATTATTCCTACAGCAGTTGCTTGTACTTGACCTGTCTTAATACCTACAGTTCCTGTAGTTCCAATTCCAACATCTGATGGATGTTGTATGGTTATAATAGGTGGAGAAACATAATTAGAACCTGGTTGTGAAATTCTAATAGATCCAATACCTGTGTTAGTCAATGTAGCAGTTGCAGCAGCACCCACACCTGGCGTTCCAAATCCTATTGTAGGTGGTTCAGTATATGCAAAACCAGGATTGGTAATTGCAACAAAATCTATTGCATTGAGTAAACCTTTTTGAGTTGTAATAGCAACTGCCTGACCCATAGCATCTGATACACCTGCAGGTGATGGACTTACAACAATACTTGGTGGAGTTGTATATCCAGATCCATCATCATTTAATGTAATTTTCTGTAATGCTCCTGACGGTGCAAATGTATCTACAGCTATTTGTGCTGTAGAACCAATACCTGCAAGAACAACTGTTGTAATGTTTCCTTCTTCACTTAATCTACTATCAATCTGAGCAATATTGGTGTCGATAATTTCGTCTTGTAACTGGAAGAGTTCACATTGTAATTCGTAAGTATAATTTTTACCTAACTGAAAGAAAGGCATCTCAAATTCTACATGTTTAATCTCAAATAATCTTTCTCCTAATGGGAAGAATATAAGATCTCCTTCTTTAGGTCTAGTTCCAAACAATATATCACCATCTTGATCACCTTGTAAGTTAGTAGAATTAAATTGGAATGGTGCTATAAAATCTTCAAACCTTTCTCTAGATATTGTTAGTGTAATTTCGTTCTGTAAATTTATACCAAACTTAGTCATTATATCACTACCTTTTGCATATCCTTCGTAGTTGTTTAGATATGCTTCCATCAAATAATTATCATTAAATTTAGATGACTGAACCTCACCTAAAATATCATCAGTAGCTATTTGTTTTCTAGGAATATAATACACATCAATTCCAAACATTTTTAAATGTTCATCTACCAGAGACTGAACCAATCTCTGTTCTTCGGGTGAACCGTGTTGGAAAAAAGGTGATACAGGCATTATCCAATCATGTCAAGTACAGGAACTTCATAAGTAGATAGCATATTTGCTTCGAGTTCTCTTAACTCTAAGTCACCATCTTCATAAATTTGTCTACCGTTTAATTCAGTTCCACCAGGTAATTTTACTCCTTGGTATTTTATGAGGTTTTGTCCCCACTGTTTTTTAGTTTTTGCGACAACATATCTTTTTAAGAATGAGTCGTTATATACTGCAGCATAATTAGAAGGATCCATAATTCTGTAACACTCTATCAAAACATAATGATTTAATGTTGCTGCTGCCCA